CACTTAAGTTCTGTAAGTTAATGTTAATGTCTTTTATAACATATTGTTCGGGCTTCTTACCTTCACTTTCGTTAACAATAACTTTGATTACCTTAGTCATATCTATCCAATATAACTTAAAGTTTTCTGGGTCACGGACAAATAACTGATCACCAAACTTAATAGTATTACGGAATATTTTAAATGTTCTAGTGTCAAACTCATTTAGTTTACACCATTGTTGTAGTTGAGTTTTTAGTAGTTCAACTTCATGTTGTGTTGGTTCATCTTTGAAATCTAAGTCAAAGGGTGTTTTATTATGTTCGTTTGTTTGTGTGCTGAATTCAGATATAATGTCTAAACAAGCATTAATTTCAGCATCAACATCCATCATTTCATATTGGTTATAGCGTTCAATACGATTTGGGTGACCTGTATAGACTTCTGGAAGACGGCTACGATAGTTTTTATAACCCATTTCAGCATTGTTATAACCGCCGGTGTCACTACCATTTTGTCCTGGACTACCGTTCCATGCACCGGTATTATTATTAAATCCAGAAATGGGACTGGACATGCCAGATTTGTTAGAGAAGCGTTTTTTGTAGGTCATAGTAGATACTTTATCTAGTATTTAGTGTTAAACCATTGAATTGCGTAATAATTTATCTGATATGTCGTTACCGGTACTTAACCTATCAATCATTGTGTCAAATTTATCTTCCATTAAATCTAGTAATTCTTGTAGTATTGCACTTGGAGATTCCATTGTATTTGTAGTTGTTGTAGATAAATTTGACATTGCAGTAGCTACACTTTCTTTTTTTACACCATTAGCCATTTCATCAAATTGAGGTTTAGTAACAACTGTTTCCTGATCACCGTGCAACATTACTGGATAACCAGATTCTGGACCACTAAAGACTCCGCCGAATCTAGCCATTTCAATATGCGGAGGATCATTAGGAATAGTATTGAAACCATACTTAGTTAGTAATCCACTATTAGCCAAATCAGTAACCTGACTGCTATTCAAATCCAATGCTCTACCAAAATTATGTTTACTACTACCCGGTTTAGCAACTGGATTACCTATTTTTCCGTTTGCTATCCATTTATCATATAATGTTTGTTGTTCTTGATGTGAACGCATAGCCGCGTTAATTTGTACCGGCTTACCATATTCAGCAATCATGTCCATAAAGTTTCTTTTGACATATGGATCTAGTGCATCAAAATGTGATCTAGTACCCAATGCATCACCTTGAAATTTAATTAATTTCATTACATCATCTGGTGTATTAGCAGCTACCGGTTTCATACCTCTAGATTTAGGAGTCAGATTTGAAGGTAATGGAGTTGGTATACCTTGTGATGCTCCTTCTAATCCTGATCTACGTTGATCAGCCATGCCACCTAATGCAGATGAACCGGCATTAGGTGGCGCACCTGGTGCCATTGGAATTGCCGGAATTGTTGAAGGCGGTGTAACAGAATTTCTATTTGTTCCACCGGAAACAGGTTTTACACCAACTGCGGTTGAGAACATGTCTACAGCTTCTTTAAATTTTGTTGCCGCTATTTCATTTATTTTTGCGGCTGTGTTAATACTAAAAGCAACTTTATCCATTATTTGTGCAGCCGCTTGTTGCATTCTATTACCTGCTACAGTGGCTTTTAATCTTTCATCACTTGCTTTACGTTCATTTTGAATTTGTTCTAATACTTGATCTATAGTTACATTTGGATTTTTAAGTTTTTCTTCTTCAAATCTTCTACCTGCAAGAACCATATCAGCTCCCTTAGCCATATCTACTGACTGTAGGGCTTTAAAGTCACCGCCATATTTGGCTGCGCCTGCATAATTGTCCATGCTAGTTTGTAAACCTTTTAGTGCTGTTGTTAAATTCTCAGAAGCACTTCCACCTTTACCTTGTGAAATATTAGTTAAGGCTTGGTTGTATGTTTGCATGGCTGCACCAGATATCTCATCGGTGGGATTAAAGCCAGCGGCAGCATATTTTGATACACCAGTTGCCCCTCTTGTATCACCCATAACTCTTAAATTGGCTGCTAGCTCAAAAGCTTGTTTTAATTTTGCTGATAGTTCTGTATCTTTATTTTTTTCTGCCTCATACATTGCCGCACGTAATTCATTTTCTGCCATAATTGCGGCACGTGCTTCTTCCTGATCTTTACGACTAGCACCGGTCAACATTGCGATTTTATCTAATTCTTCAATGTACTGTTGTGACCCTCTAATTAATTCAGATTGTGTCTTACCTTGCATCAACCCCATACGATTTTGTTGAGCCATATATCGTAATGTATGTTCACGTTGTTCATCTGCGGTAACGCCTAAACGTTCTAATTGTTCACCTATTTTGCTTTTTGATAATTCTCCTGCTACTTTTGCAAAGTTTTGTGCTCCTTCACCTGCAGTAGCTCCTAATAGTTTTAATTCTTTTGAGTTAGATGCTAGCAGTTCAGTGAATTTTTCCATTTCTTCTGCAGAAGCAGTAAAATTCAATCTATGCAGACTATCTATTACCCCTTCAAGGCCATTTGCTGCCCCTAAACCACTAGCTGATAACTTGTTATAACTTTTGAATAGTTTATCATTTTGTTCAGCATCTATCTCAATAGCAGTACCTATTAATTTTATAAGTTTACCGGCTACAAAAGAAAGTCCAGTTAATGCTAATTTAGCTACTCTACCCCATGGACCCAGAACTCCAATAATAGTACCAATTGTTGCTACTGAATCTCCAATTGCAGTTGTAATTTCATTTATTGCGGAAGCGGTTACTTTAGTACCACGTTGACCGTCGTAAATTGACTTAGCCATTAAAGTAATTGCTTTAGTTGTTCCTGATAATGCGGCTTCTGCAAGTAAGAATCCACCGGTAAGTACTGCACTACTACCCATTAAATCTTTAACCTGACTATTCATGGATCCTAACACAGCATCTGTGTCTCTAAACTGTCCGGCTAATTGTTCAACTTGTTTTCCAGCACCACCGGCTTTAAGCTGATCTAGTTGTTTTTGCTGTTCTCCTGTTAATTTGGTACTATTTTGTATTATCTTACCATTAACTTCTAATAGTTTTCCATTTGATGCTATTATAGCACCCAAAGATTCAGCTTGTTTTTTAAATTCATTTGCCTGCTGTGCGGCTATATATTCACCGGATTGTTTTAACTTTACTAAATTTTGTTTTTGAGCATCGGTTATTTCTATTGAACCCTTGATAACATCGGTTATTGATTTTAGTTGTTTATCATATTCATTTTGTATTTTTTGGCTTAGTACTTTTTCTTTACCAAAATTATCATACAATTCTTGAGTAATCTTTTCTTCGGCTTTAATACGTGCTTCTTCAACGGACATAATTTTGCCGTTAACCCTAGCATAGCCTTTTTCTTGTAAAATAGAATCTTCTAAAGCTTTCTTCTGTTGCCTTTCAGTTTTATCAGTGGTATCATTTAATTTGGCATAGGACTCTATCTGTTTTTCAAGTAATTCCGTTAATCTACCAAGCTTTTCTTCAAAATTTTCTGTCATGATATTTTACCCACTAAATAATCAATAGTATTTATGTCTTTAAAATATCCCCAGGAGAATCCATGAACGCAAACCCACTAAAACAGTATTTTCGCCGCCCTGAAATTTATTTAAAATTACCAAGCGGTGGTAAATTTTATCCAGCTGGTTCTATAGATTTACCTGATAATCAAGAATTGCCCATATACCCAATGACAGCTATTGATGAGATAACTAGCAAAACCCCGGATGCGTTGTTTAACGGTACTGCAGTAGTAGATATTATCAAAAGCTGTGTACCAAATATTATAGATCCATGGTCTATCCCTATTATAGATTTAGATCCTATTCTTGTTGCTATTAGAGCCGCTAGCAATGGAACAACATTAGACATTGAATCTCAATGTCCTAGCTGTAATGAAGAAGCTTCTTACGGTATAAATCTAATTGGATTACTAAGTAGTCTAACAGCTGGAAATTATAATGAAGTGGTTAAGGTAAATGAACTTACTTTTAAATTTACCCCATTTTCATATAAAAAAATTAACAATATTAACATGGCTCAGTTTGAGATTGAACAGGCTATTAGAAAATTAGATAATATAACCGATGATGATGCTAGACAAGCTGAATCCGGTATAGTACTAAAAAGGTTAAATAATTTAAGTATGGAACTTATATCTGAATCCATTGAATCTATAACAACACCAACTGCTATAGTTAATGAAAAAGAATATATTTTAGATTTCTTACAAAATTGTGACCGTAAGAGCTTTGAACAATTACGTACTACAGCAGTTCAATTACGTGAATCATCACAACTTAAGCCTTTGGATGTGAAGTGTATACATTGCCAACATGAATACAAACAAAAACTAACCCTTAACGTATCTGATTTTTTCGCTTAAAGCTTCTACATCTTAACTCTGAAGATATAAAGAAGCTGATAGAGGATTTAGAAACAGAGTCTAAAGCTATCAAGACCTCGGCTATACGTTATGCATGGTATATGCGTGGGGGTGTTTCCTATGAAGATTTATTGAATATGTCATCCAGTGAACGTAATGATATTGGTAAAATAATAGAAGAAAACTTAGAAACAACTAAGAAATCTGGTATGCCATTCTTCTAATTTCTGATTTGGAATAAATATTAGGGTAGTTCGCGGACTTCGTACATCCCAACTACTCTAACGCTATTAAGGAGCATCAGCATGACTATTTATTTGTATAAAAAGACCCATAACATTACTGGTCTTAAATATCTCGGAAAAACAATAAATCCCAACCCACATGAATATAAAGGTTCAGGTACTATATGGATGCGCCATATAAAGAAACACGGCTATGACGTAACTACAGAAATTCTTAAAGAATGCAATGACAACTCAGAAATAAAATACTGGGGTCAACATTATAGTAATTTATGGAATGTAGTTCAAGATGATACATGGGCAAACTTAAAACCAGAAGAGGGTGACGGTGGTGCCAGAAAAGGACAACAGGCTTGGAATAAAGGTTTAAAGGGAGTAATTAAACATTCATCGGAATCAAATCAAAGACAATCTGAAAGACAAAAGGGCTCAACTAGAAAGCCATTAAGTGAAGAAACAAAAATAAAAATACGTGAAAAGTTATTAGGTAGAAAGAAGGGTCCCACTTCTGATATAACAAAAGCACGTATTAGTTTAAGTAAGAGAGCCCGTAATTAGTCATTTATTCAAAGCTAGGATTATATATTCTTGTTTCTATTGTAAAGATGAACTTCGTTCATCTAAGAACTCACTTCGTTCGTTCTTACGTTTAACGGTAATCTATTGTTTATAAAGAGTTTATATTTAATTAATTCAATTGCCGCTTAGAAAGCCATGGTAGTGCTATTCAGCACTACCAATGGTTAAGGGTATTTGCCATGCCCGTCATCCTTTGTTATCTTTTCCCCGTCTAATTAGCTATTTGTTGCTACTAAACGCTACCGGTTGCTCTGTAAAGTTATGGGACTGTAGTGAAGCTATCAATGATCTTTCAATTGATTCTTCAGCAACGCACTTCTCACCCCGCAAAGATAAAGTAGGGATGAGCTTGTTGAGGGTTCGCTTTGTCGATTGCCCTCTCGGTATTCCATAGTTATCACTAACTATGCTTACTCCAGATCCATCAGCGTTCTTACACGCATCTTCAAGGAGGTCTGACAAACTCAGACAACGAATTTTTATTTGATTATGTTGTTGGGATATTGATAACAGTTTGATTTGACGTTGTGTCTGGTGTTGCCGAATAGGTTTTTAATAATGCACTGTTGTGTAGGAAAAA